CTAGAATGAACAAAAGCTACCTAGTTAAGTTCTGTGCAAATACAAAGTTTAGTGAACTATCCGAAGAGAAACTCCTTGAACTTTACCACATAATCAACCAACCAGAAGAGGAAAAGAAACGATGTCCCAAATGTAATAGCAGTAAACTAGCCAACTATTCAAGTTTTCATGAGAGGCACTGTACTAACTGCGGGGAAGTAATACCTTGGCTATTAGGAGAAAAACAGAAACCTTTAATACAACACCAAAGATAGGAAAAGAAGATGACAACTGATAACAAAAACATAGGCTCAGACTTTGATGATTTTCTTTTAGATGAAGGTATCTTGGAAGAAGTTACAAAAATCGTAGAAGCTAAAGTAGAACAAGCTTTCGTAGAATTGCTAGACATGCACTTAACTAACGAAACTATTAAATCTTTGGATAACAGTTTATTTAAACGAATAAAAGTCTTAGAAACTAAGGCTACTCTTAACAAAACTATGAGAAACTAACATGAAAGAACCAGTAAAGATTACAAAGAAGATCGTTGGGTATAAGGTAGTTACACCAGAGGAAACAACTATTGGTTTTTCTAGTAACCCAGTGGAAGTCTTAGAAGATTTAGTTTTAGTAGACGTTGGAAGCTTGGAAACTTTAAAACATTTTGCAGAAGAAACTTCTGTAACCTATCTACAGCAAGATGAAACTATAAAAAATATCAAACAACCTTTAAAACGCCCACTTCGACTAGACAATGAATGGAGACTTAAACCTCCGTATGCTAATCATGCTTTATATGTTCGTCTTAATGCAATAGAACATGAAGGTAAGAAATACTTGTATGAAATCTTCTTCAATACTAAAGATGTTAAAGATATTAAGTGGCTTAATGCACTTACAGTAACTATTAGCACGGCGTTTCGCACAGCTATCGAGACCGGAACTTCATTACAACCTTTGATAGATAACTTTAAGGAAAGTTGCGATACGGAAAGTCCTTATCTCTCAAGAGTTCCTAGTAAACCTAAGTTTGTTAATGGCTTAGTTGCAGAGATTGGATTAGTTATTGAGGTGTTTAATAACGAGTGTCTAGCTTGTAACTATTCTGAAAGTAGTCATGAAAGACCTGCTACAGAAGAAGAACTTAAAGCGGTAACGTCTATTATAGTAAAGGCTACTGTAGAAGATTACCTAAGTATGACAGCAAACAGTGTAACCAACACATGCCCAGACTGTGGTTCACAACTAACTAAGCAAGCTGGATGTGATATGTGTACTTGCGGCTATTCAAAGTGTGGATAACCAATGAAATACTCAGAAGAAGAAGTCTTGCAGATAGTTAAAGCAGTACAAGATATGTTCCCAACCTTAGTAGGTTGTGACGGCTTGCTTCATGTGCCAGTAGTAAACTACAATAAGTTTGTAGATAGGTGTAATACAATTCTAAACAAAGGAGAAGATAATGCAACAAACAAGTCTTGAAATATTTAAACAAAAATATGCTTTTGGAGAAGAAAAAGTTCCAGAAGATAGTTTCAATCGGATTGCTTATGCACTTGCTAAGCAGGAAAGTGTTGAACCAACTTTTTCAGAACGAATGTTTACATCTAGTAAAAAAGGTATTTTAGAAAATACTGAGGTAGAAGATTTATCACTACACCAAACTTACTGGTACTATCAATTCCTAGAAGCCTTAAATAATGGGGCTATCCCAGCAGGTCGTATATCCTCTAATATAGGGGCAGAAAGCTCTAAGCCTAATACAAGTCTCATTAACTGCACAGTCTCAAGAACACCGATTGATTCTGTAGAAGGTATAGCTACTATGCTTAAAGAAGCAATGCTTACACTAGCTAAAGGTTGTGGGATTGGTTATTGTTGTTCAAGTCTAAGACCTAAAGGAGCTTTTGTCAACGGTGTAGGTGCAGAAACCTCAGGTAGCTTAAGTTTCATGGAAATCTTTGATACAATGTGTAAGACTATAGCTAGTGCAGGTGGAAGACGCGGTGCGCAAATGCTTACTATGCACTGTTGGCATCCTGATATATATGAGTTTGTAACAAAGAAACATGAAGTAGGTAAGTTTAGACAGTTTAATCTTAGTGTGTTAGTTACTGATGAGTTTATGGAAGCTGTTAGAAATGATAAGGATTGGGACTTATATTTTCCACTACATACTAAGGAAAGTTTAGCTTTAGATAATACAATTTATGTGCCAGACTTTCCATTTACTTCTGATGATTATAGATATGACCAAGCTCAAAGTAAACCAGTAGTTGTTTGTAAAGTCTACAAGACTGTAAAAGCTAGAGAGCTTTGGGACTTGATTATGCAAAGTACCTATGATTATGCTGAACCAGGAATTATCTTTGTTGACCTATATAATAAAGCTAACCCACTTAACTGTGCAGAAACTATAGTGGCAACAAATCCTTGTTTACACCCAGATAGTTTAATTGAAACTGTAAATGGTAGAGTTAAAATAGCAGATATAGTAGAACCTACTATGGTTTATACAATGCTTCCAGATGGTTCATTAGGTATTAAACAAGCTTCTGCTAGTTTTATATCGGCTAAACAAGTAAAAACCTTAAAGATTTCTACTAGAAACGGTAAAAGCTTAAGAGTAACTCCTAATCATAAAGTTAAAGTTCATGAAACCCTAGTTGGCGGAGATGGTTGGAGGAAAGCGGAAGACCTGAAAATAGGTGACAGAATAGTACAACTTTGCAGAGCTAGAAGAGGAGCTGCTTATTCTGGTGTAAAGCTAACTACAGAAGATAATAGAGCTTACAAAATGGAACACATTATGATAGCTAACGCTGTTTACGGAGTTTCGGATAAAGAAGATGTTCATCATATAGATGGTGATACCTACAATAATTGTATAGATAACTTAGAAGTAATGACTCATGCAGAACACTCACGGCATACTGCGCTTTGCGATAATCCACAAGTCCACCAACAAACTTGTTCAATAACTGGTAAGTACATAAGCACAGGTATAAGTGCAAAAAGAATTATCCCCATGCCAGAAAACCTTAGGTCTAATATGAAGAATAACTTTTCCTCTGCTATAGTTAGCATAGAAGAAGAGTTGGAGGAGGTTGACGTATATGATTTAACTGTTGAAGGTACTCATAACTTTATTGCAGACTTTTGTGTAGTTCATAACTGCGGGGAACAAGGACTTCCAGAGTTTGGTAGCTGCTTACTAGGAAGTGTTATCCTTAGTAAGTTTGTTAGAAATGCTTTTAAACAAGCTTATGAAGAACCTAGTTTTACAAATCCTGACGGTTATACAGGCATTGGCGCGACCTTCGATTGGGAAACTTTTGATAAAACAGTCCGTACCTTTGTTCGTATGTTAGACAACGTGGTTGAGCTTCATGGATTAGCCCTACCAGAGCAAGCTCATGAAATCTTACATAAACGCCGTCATGGTATGGGTTATACTGGGTTAGGAACAACTCTTAACCTTCTTGGTATGCAGTACGGAAGTCCAGAAGCTGTTGAGTTTTGTGAAGAAGTTACCAAGAGACTTGCGGTTATTAACCTTGAAGAAGGATTTGCTTTAGCAAAAGAAAAAGGTAAAGCACCTATCTTTGAGGATAAGTCTATACTTAAAGCTTGGGTAAGCTCTGAGTTCGTGCAACAAGTAATTGGTGAAAGCGATACGGTAGCTTCTTGGATGTTAGATGAACATGGTAGTAGATTTACCCATGCAACTTCTATTGCCCCAACTGGAACTATCAGCCTAGCCTTTGGTAACAACTGTTCTAATGGTATTGAACCTAGCTTTGCCCATTCTTACTTTAGAAATGTAATTATTCCTAATAAGAAGACAAAGAAAAGAGTTGAAGTTCTTAGTGAAGAAGCTTTACTTTGGAGAGAACTGCATGGAGATACTCAATATCCTGAATGGTTTGTAACTACGCAAGATATAACACCAGAATCCCATATAGCTATGCAAGCAGCAGCACAGAAGTGGATTGATTCTAGTATTAGCAAGACAATTAACTGTCCTAGTGATATTAGTTTTGAAGACTTTAAGGATATTTACCTAAATGCCTACGATGCTGGTCTTAAAGGAGTTACAACGTATCGTCCTAGTAGCGGCTTCACTGCGGTACTCCAAACCTCAGAACACTTAGAAACTATCTACGAGTTTACTCTTGAAGATGGAACAACTGTAAAGGCTAAAGCTAATGAGACTATATGGTATGATGGTGAAGAACACGAAGTAGAGAATTTGTTCTGTGCATTGAATGAAGGTTACTATGGGAAACTGTAAGCCTTAAGCGGAAATTAAGAAAAGTATAGTAACCTGTACTTTTCTTATTCAACAGGAACAAACAATGAAACTAATACAAAGTTTAGCAATAGCTATCTTACTTATCAGTGTAACTTCACTTTCAGAAGCAACTACACTTAAGACATCCTTCTACCATAAAGGATTCCTTGGAAAACAAACAGTATCAGGAGAAACTTTTAGTGCATCAAAGAATACCGCAGCATCGAATAAATTTAAGTTTGGAACTATTATACAACTATCTTATGAGGGGAAGTCTACCAAAGTATGTGTTAATGACACAGGTGACTTTACTAAGTACGGTAGAGATTTGGATGTCTCTAGGAAAGTAGCTAGAACACTTGGTTTTGAACAGAAAGGAGTAGTTAATTTGAAAAGTAAAGTCTTGTATAAACCAAAGAAAAGAACATCATGCAAAGAATCTTGGAGATTAGTATGAAATACAAATATCTAGTAATAAGTGGTACAGTTATCTCAAGAACAGACGGAGATACTCACAATATAACCAGTAGACAACTAATGGAGTTATATAAGGTTAAACCTTCTGAGTGTTTGTGCAACCCAGACCTAAGAGTAGTTAGAAAAGAACTGTTAAATGATTTGATTTATTTACATCCAAAGTCAGATGGTAACTATGATTTATCACTAGCATCTACTTATGGAAGTATTGGATATTAATATGAGACTATTAAAACCCTTACTAGACTTTCTAGTAGACTTTCTAACATTCCTAGGATACTTTATCCTAGTTATTTTAATGTTTGTTGTATTTAATAGGTTACTAGATACTAACAATGCTTGTTCTAACTTTTCAGATGCACAAGACTTGTGTAGTAAGGGTTAGAGAATTTTTTAAAAACAATTTGTAATAACTTTTGGAGATGAAAAATGTTTGAAAAAGTATTAGAAAAGTTAGGTGTAATTTCAAAGAAACCTACCGCAAATGAAGCTATTGAAAATGCTTTGAAGAGTATATTTGAAGGGAAGAGGCAAGAATCTTCACTACAAGAAGGTCTTAAGCTAGACCAAGATAAACTCTGCTACACACTACTACCTTTCAAAGCCATAACAGAAGTAGTAAAGGTTCTTGAGTTTGGTAAACAAAAGTATGCTAAAGATAACTGGCAGAAAGTTCCTAACGGTAAGAGAAGATACCTTGATGCGGCTTTTAGACATCTAATAGCTTATACAGAAGGTAAAGTTAAAGATCCTGAAAGTGGATTACACCACCTAGCCCACGCTACTTGTTGTTTAATTTTTATACTTTGGTTTGACTTAACAGCTAAAAAATAAACTAACAAAGTTCTTTGACTTTCAGATTCAATTTAAGTTTTTGACTTTCACTTTCAAATGCACTTAATAAAACTTTTACAGCTTTCAAATTCATTTAACCAAACGCTTTTAAGATTTCCAACTTTCAGATTCAGTCTTAATAAATTATTCTTAAAAGAGTTTCCCATGAACTTCTATTTCTATAGCTATAGCCATGAAAGATAACCTTTACAGCCATATAAGCTCTGGCAATGTTCACACTTGCCTAGGAACAATAAACCACAAAGATGAAACTACTCGTGAATGGGTAGAACATATCTTATACAAAGGTGATGCTAATGGAGTCTTCTATTCAAGAACTGTTAAAGACTTCAAAGATAACTTTGAATTTGTAAAACTGTAGTGTGTTATGAATCCTAGGAAGTTACACAAGTCCTAGGGTTCTTCCACAACCATTAACTCGAACCTTTTCAAGATAACTTCCTTATCCTTCCGTAAAGATAACTTTTCCTCTCTGCTTAAGAACTCATAGTTTCTAACATCTTCGTTATAAATCTCTGCCCAAGCCTTAGCCCAACAAGAAGGAATCTTATCGGTTCCCATAGACTTTGTAATAAATACACCTTTACTTATTACTTCCAAAGTATCACTAATCTTTCTTTTTATTCTAACTATATCCCTTTCATGTTGTATCATTGTCCGTACTTTCTCACAAACACCCCAAGCGGCTTGTTGCTTTGTTAGCTCACTAGCAAAGCTGTCGTTATGAACATAGTTGATAAGCGTTCCGTCAACTATTCTGAATGTTATTGTATAGCCTGAACTAGTTAAGTTAGGTGTATCAGTCAAAACCCTAGCTACTTTACCAAAGTTACGAGTTTCACAGTCTGAGAATGTAACAAGATTTAGTGGTTGTTTAGACATAGTAGTATGTTTATTATTATCTAGTTAGCAAAGCAGTAATTATACCCCTCCCACACCCCCCAGTCAACACCTTTCTTATTTTTTATTTACCAAAAACAAACTTTCTTTTCCCCACCTTACCAAAACCCCAGCGAACTACCCCCCATATAAGAACTCCAGACAAAACAAACCAGTCTGTTAAACCCTTGGCGAACCACACCTATTATAACAACCTTCCAGCAATCTTCCTTTATTACCTAAAGTAACCAACAAACAACCATTCTAACAGTCTAACAAACTCCAAACATTACAAACATTCCAAGTTTAAAACTAGCAAGCCTTGCTCCTACCATGCAAGCAATTACAATGCCAATAAATTACCCTAGCAAAATCCATACCAACCAGCAAAGCCTAGCAATTACCAAGCCAACTTGCTCACCCTGTTAAATCCCGCTAAGCCTTTTTAACCTGCTTAAATTCTAACGATAATCCCTGTTCTTGCCTTGTTATCACTAATCCTGTACAGGTGTACTGCCCTATCATTATTAACGCCATCAATCGCCTATTTAATAGCCAGTTTTCCACATTTTAACCCCGTCATTGCTAGGCAAAACAAGCAACGCGCTTGATATTCACTCTAAAATGCACTTTAACTGCCCTGCTATCATTACGCAATGGTAAAACCTACCCTTATCGTTAAAAGCCCTGTTAATAGCCTAAAAAGTGCCTCCTTTTCGACATTCTAATTCAATCCTAGCTAGGGAAAAATAACCATGTTCAGGTATAACCTGTCTTGACAATACACCGTGTGACCGATGCAATCTTAAAACAATAAAACTTTTATGGTTATTTTCCACTGGGCAAAGAAAAGCCGCTTTGAGGTTATCTCAGCGGCTATTTGTTTGTTTGTTGCTATTTAATAGTCTTCTTCGTCTTCTGGTATATCTTCTTCTTCTTCTTCGTCCTCAATATAGGGACTATTCAAAGCTTCTTCATAACTGTCATAGAAAAGTTCACAACCGTCCTCACAACGTGTTGTTAAAAACTCAACACTTTGCCCCATATTAGAAACAATTTGTACCCCATTTTCAAGGGCTATATAAACATAGCCACTATTAGGGTTAAAACCAATAGTATCAATTGTTTCCCCACTTGCATTATCTGCATAAGCTTTAAAACACTTACTTAATCCGTTAGCCTCACAATAAGCTATACTCGAATCACCTAAAATCTCTAAATTGTACATAATAAATACCTTCTTAAAAGTAAAAAAGGCGGCTATCACTAACCGCCATACTATTATTAATCCGCAATGCTTAGCAGAGCATCGATAAGCCATTCTGCTACATACGAAAGAGCCAAACCCGATATTATCACTAACTTGTCCATAATAATAACCCCTTATAAACTAAAATTAACATCAAGAACAGGTTTACTTAACTTAACACTAAGTTTAAGCGTTGCAAATCTTCCTACTTTTTTATACTCTTTAAGTTCATAGTTACTGGACAATACAAGACTTTTACCATCTTTGTTAAACAAACAAAGAATATCGTTATTCATACCAGCAAGGGTAAAATGTGCACACTCATCACGCGTTAAACTGTATTCAAAGTCAAGGTTTTCCAATTCTACGCCATTGTTTAGCAATATTGCGTGTAATTCACTAAAGATTAAGTCCTTTAACTCAAGTTTAACAGGTGTTACACTCTTAGTAAGTGTAGTAACAAGCCCACCTTGCAAACTTGGGATAACAAAATCAACAAGTGCGGTTAATTTGCAATTGTCGTTCCACTTTGTGTCATAGTCCTGCTGTTTAGATACTAGACCTGCTAATGCTAGGCTAAAGTACCTTACACTTTCAACATCATAACTTGACAAAGCAAAAGTAACACTGTGTTCATCTACTTTAATATCCGTTTGTTCCTTCTTAGTAGCTTTGCTAAACGCTGGCACATGGATAACAATATCATCGCTTAAACTATCAATCATTGCACCACCTTTTAAGGCTGGTAACATTGCACGGGTAACAGTTGTTAATTTAACTTCGTTGGTACTAACTGGGATAACTGCTTGCAAATCTTCTACGATACTAGCCATAAGATTATCATCGACTTTCATACTTGGTTTAAATCTTAACAGCGTTGCTATAGCAGTGTTTGCGAAAAGTTCAGCGTTGTTTGTTGGAGTAGTCATAATATTCACCTTTAATAATAAATAATTGGCAAAATTGCCACCGTACTAAGTTAGCACGCCATAGTAGGCTATCCATTGTCTACTATAACTTGATAACTTTAGTCTAAATAATCAAGATTATAAATTGTTAACCATGCTTGATTAAGTACATACGCTTTATCATAAATAGCAAGTCTTGTTAAACTTACTGAGGCTAATGTTAAGCCGGCTAAGACTTTTAAGCGTTCAATAGTAGACTTGACAATCTTATAGGCTGCTATCAAGGCTAAACGAAAGGAACTATAAGCTTGTTTAATTGAATGTGCAAGCTTAAGTGCTTGTTTGTTAATGTTAGTTGTTTTCATGGTTGCACCTTTGTTGGTTAGAAATGAGAATGAGCTACTACATAAGATAGCAAGTCATAGGCTAGTAGTATACATACCGCGATACTAATACATTTAAGCATATCATTCAAAATAGCAGTAGCTTTAAAAAAAGTTTTCATGGTTGCACCTTATTGGTTAAGTTGTTAAGTTGAGGTTAGTTTAACAGATTTAACGATAGTGTCAACACTTTAATTACCTATTGTTAAAACTTTACTACTTAGTCCATTTAATACTGTGTAACTTATTTCCTTACTTAGTAAGTAGCGATAAGTATGCCAAGTTTACCAACTATTATTAAATAACTTTATAACCTTTAACAATCAAACAGTTACAACATACTAAGGTAGCCCTGCTAAGCTTGCCAAGCCATGCTAGTGTTAAAAATTGTCACAAACTGACGATAATTATTGTCACAAGTTGACACTTTTTAGTACTGGCTAGCCACTCCTTATAATAGGGCAGACAAAACAGGCAAGCCATTGCCAGTAACAACAAGCTAAGGGACGTTAGTTCCGTGTCGGCAGTTACGCCTAGTGCAACGCAAGCGAAGGAACTTAGCAGGGCTAACACTGGCAGAGGTCATTGCTTGCGCATTAAGCTTGACAGGGCATAGCATTGACATTGCATGGGGCTATCGCTGCGCTGTGCGTGACTGAGTTCGCAAGCTCACACGTCACATGAGCGAGGCTAAATGGCGATAGTATGGGCAAATGCTGAGGGCATGTGCTGGGAATAATAACCACACTGGGTGCTAAGGTACTCCCCAGCGGTCAATTGTGCTGCGTGAAGGTGATACGGCGAGACACACGGATTATAAAAATTGAAATACCGGCTGAACGCTTTTGCTTCCCCTGTTTAGTGTTTAGACACCCCTGCAAGCCACGAATGGCGCGGGCTGAGGTCGTTAAAGGTAATAGAAAATATTGTTAAGGTAATAGAAAATATTGATTGACAATGGCATAATCTGTGCTAAGCTATATAGGTAATTTATTACTGTAATAATTAACCTTTAGGAATTACCAATGAACAAACTAGAACAAAACAATCTTCTTTACCTTGATAATAAACTAGCACAAGCTAGTTACAGTATGAACCTTAGTGAACATAGGCTTATTAGCATCTTGCTAAGTAAAACTAAGCCGACTACGTTTAGACGAAAACTAACCATGAAGGAATTAGCGGCTTTGCCAAATGAAGAAGTTAAAAGGAACTTAGCAACAGGAATACATCCCACGATACGGGTTGATGACGTTGGGGATTTACTAGATAGCATTACTTTACATAGTATAGGAGTCCAAGAGTATGCTGACTTTTGTGGTATAGAGACTTGGAACGCTAGAAAGGAACTACTAGAGGCTAGTGATAGCTTGTTTACTAGGTATATCCACATGAAAGACCAAACTAATGGTAAGTTTATTAAGTTTCATTGGGTTAGTAGCATTAGCTTTGACCCTGAGACAGATTTAGTTGGCTTAAGATGGAGTATTGACATACTTCCATATATAACTGACCTTAAGGATTACTTTACGAAGTTAAAGTTGGGCAAACTACTTGAGCTACAAAGCATATATAGTTGGAAACTTTATACAGTTATTTGCAGTAGAAGAGGAGAAAATAGTTATAAGAGTGGGGTTACATTTACACTTGAGGAGTTATTGTTCATGCTAGATGTGCCAGATAGTTATAAAGAGTTCAAGCATTTTAATAACTTGTTGCTAAAGAAGGCAATAGTTGAGCTTAAAAGTAAGCTAAAGATGCCCAATCTTGAGGTTAAGTTCGTTAAAAATGGTAGAAAGATTGTTAAGTTGGTGTTTTTTGGGTTTACAACTGGAGAAGAAGATGAAAAGAAATGATAATGTTGAAGTTGAAGCAGATATTTGGTTGAAAAGTCTTACAGAGTTTACTAAGGAGACTATTAGAGGTAATGATAGTAAGATATTACAGATGACTTATGATAGGAAAGGTTCAGATGATAGAAGAGCTATACTAACTAGCTATACAAAAGAAGCTAATAGGCTTATAGCACTTAAAAGACCGACTTTGGAGGAAAAGAAGACAATGTTACTTGGGTTTGTTGAGATGTTAAAGAGGAGATTCCCGGAAGAGTTTGCTAAGGTTGGTTGGTATGACTTCAAAGTAGCTAAGGAAAAGAAAGAGAAGGAAGCTTGGCTTGCCCTACCAGTTGATAATGGGCTTATTGAGCTTGCTAAGAAAGAAGGTCGGATTAGTTTTATTGTCCACAAATAGCACATCCTTGTGCTTAGTAAACCTAAACGATAATCTCTACTGAGTTATAAAGATAGCTAGTAGCAACATAATATCCATCACCAACATAGGAGATGAATCCATTAGCATCGGTATTAGTTATTGTTGATAAGGTTACCCCAGAAGTTGATACCACATAGGCAGTACCTAGGGTAGCTACAACAAGGTTAGCCCCACTAACTAGGAGATTCTGTACCGTAGCAGGATAGCTATAGGTATTAAGAACATTACCTGATAAGTCGGTTTTAATAACTGTACTACCAGCAGAGAACCATAGAAAACCTCCTAGATAGTTTATTTTACTATTACTAGTTAAGCCAGTTACATAGAAGTCCACTGGAGTTGTTAAGTTTAAGTCCCATCTAGTTACAAGTTCATAGTAAAGTTCTACTGAATTTGCATATAGGTATGTTCCATCGGATGTTAAGGAGTTGATGTTACCAGAATCGACCAATGGATTAGCATTGGAGGTTATAATGTTACCTGATAAGTCTATCTTATAGATAGTTCCAATATGTTGATAGGTATAGACGTATAGGAAAGCACCAACTTGGGTTACACCTACTATGTTGTTATTAAGCGTAAGGTCATGGAGAACTGTTCCAGTTGAGGAGAGGCAGACGAATCGGTTCCCTGTACCAGATATACCATAACAAACTACCCAGACGTTAGTACCATCGAAGTGGGTTTGAAAAGGAGCTAAGCAGCCAGATGGTAGATTTAAAGTTGTTAGGGTGCCATCTGAGAGAGTTACACGGGTTATAGTTGTTGGGTTGGGGGCTAGTTCCTCGTAGTTGGGGACGAAGAGGTAGGTTGAGGAGGCTGAGGAGTGGAGTGGGGCGTTTAGGGAGAGGAGGAAGGGGAGTTGTGGGGTTACTATCCCCTCCATAGGAACTCTAAAGACAGTATTATCCCCATAACCAGCTATGTAAGTATAACCATATGAGTCTCTTACAGCATTTCTGGGGTTAAGCCCAATGATACTGCTAGTTAATACAGCCCCACCTAAACTAACTTCTTTATATGTATGGTCACTGGTAGATGTAACTCCTAAAGTATTTGTAGCCGAAAAGTACATTACATAAGCTAAAGCATCTGACAAGGTATAAGTATTAGTTATTGTACCTAATGTTGGTTGTATTTTAAGAAGCTTACCACCGTCGGTTACCCATCCTGTATAGATATACTGGTGGGTACTTTGTAAAGTTACCCAAAGGTCATTCCCATCAAAGGCTACACCTACAGGAGCTACTCCCCAGTCAAAACTAGCTACTAGGCTTCCAGAAGTATTTATTCTTGCTACTCTATTCGCAGAAAAGAGTGTGGCATATATGAAAGTTCCATCAAAAGTCATAGACAAGATTTCAGAATTAACTATTGTAGTAGACAGAAGAGTTCCAGAAGTATTTATCTTATATATAAGACCCTTATGGCTATCTCCAATCCACAGGTTTGTGCCATCAAATAAGATAGATTGTAGTCCAGACCCTAAGGGGAAATTAGCTACAAACGTACCATCTAAAGTTAACTTAGTAACTCCTGTCTTATTAAGACTTATTAGGTATAAATATGTACCATCGGTAGCCATTCCTATAGTAAAGTCAGAGGTGGGTGTATTAACTACCGTTGCAGTGACACTAATATCCCCTATAGTAGTTCCTAAAGTTGCAGGAATATACTTTTCAATATAACCACCAGTATTAGTTACCCATACAATGTCATTAGTGTCTACAAGACTCCACCATTTATTGCCTACTATATAGGAAGGTGGTGGGACGTAGATAGATTCTACACTACCACCTCTCGGTTTATATACTGGAATCATCTTAGTTACTCTCTGCTATAGATAAAACACCTGCTAATGTGGAGATTGCAGAAACTTTAGTGACTGAGGAGTTCACTTTAATTGGATAGGAAGGTACTCCAGCTACTAGCAAGATGGAAGGGGCTTGTCCTATGCCAGAGGTAGGGTTATCACCAACATTTACCCAAGTATCTACAGTAGCAGTTAGAACTATTCGTCTAGTAGCTGCACTTACGGCAGAACTTACAGTAACTACGTTTGAAGTTGCCAAAACTTGACCAAGCACTAATACAACTGATTGTTCTATAGAAATATCAGCTAACATAGTTGCAAGATTTGTCAGACCTGCTTCTGTTGCAGCATTAGTAGGTAAGGCAGTTATAACAGGTGAAGCTCTAAGTTGTACATCAGTAAGACCTTGTGTTAAGCCTGTATTAGCAGTAACAGTACCAGTAACTTCCACCGAAGTTACTCCATAAGGCACAGGAGTCCCAGTTATAGTATAAGCACTACCATCTGATAGTTTCCAATTGGTTAAAACCGGAGGTGTATCAGTTGAAACTCTTTTAAAAAACAAAGTTCCATCAGTATCTTGCATAACTATATTATCTGTAGTAGCTACAGTTGTCCCACCACCACCTGATAAGTCTGCACTTGTGAGGGTTTTAACCCCTTTACCACTTTCAGTTTGCAATAGTACGTTTGTTTCAGTTACTCCAAGTAAGACTACTTGTAAGTTAGCTAGTTCTTTGATATTGTCAGTCATTGTAGTTCCTTATTGGAAAAAAGAAAAGATATTCTTGTTATAGTTAGAAAGGGTGTTTATTAGTAACTTATCTTTTATAAATACAAAAATCTCGCTCTAAGCATTGTTGTTGTTGGACTACCCGATACCTCAATAGTACTAATACCTGCTTGATTTGTTTTTTGATTTAAGTACCATGTTGCTTTAGTAGTTAATAACATATCTAGGTCTCGATAAAAGCCCCCCCTTATTTGAGCCGAACCTATTGGTTGCAAGGAAGCCATTATTTCAGTCATTCGATTATTGCTTTCAGTGTTATTTTCTGTCGATAATGTAACATATATACCTATAAAACTTATAGATGCTAGTGTAGCAGTGACATAATAACCGCCACTAATACTGACGTTAAAGGCTCCAATAGGAAGATTGATTGATGTAACATTATACCAAGTTGTAGCAGTTGGTGATGCTGTTGTGCTATTTGAGGTTAGCTCAACTACAATATCCCACTTTTGAGGGTTTAGTGGAAAACCAAAGGGAGCTTTATGCGTACTAAAATACGGTAGTGTTATTGCTGTGTTAGCTAGTGTGTAATCAGTACCTCCATATAAAGTAATCGGGGTAACTCCTCCAGAATAGGCACCTATTGCAGTAACTACAAAGTATTTAACGGTAGTTTGTGTTAGTTTTATACGACTTCCTAAACTTAGATAGCCAGTTGCATCCCCAGTCATATTCATAACAAAGGTAGGACTATCCGCCGATACATAAGCACAAGCCCCTAAAGAATTCCAACCACTTACAACAGTTGCATCTACATAGTCTACAGAAGCTACTTGTTTCTCTACCCCACTGCTATCCTTAAAGAACATTCCTGCCGATTTAAAGTAACTTTTCCATCTACCAGAAGCAGGGCTAGTTGGACTACTTACTTCCTCACTTTGATTTAGAATACTCATATTATAAATACCATGTTATTGTTAATAATCTCACCACTATTAAAAAGTTCTTCTGCAACAATTAGTTGATAGCCCGCTGGAATCGTTAAAGTTTCTCCAGTATTTATGAAGTCTCTTGTTAAGTTGGTAGTAGTGGTTAAAGCTGTTATAGTTTGTTCTGGTGAAGTAAGCAGTCCTGTAGTTCCCAATAAATCATAAGCATCAATTGTAACATACTTCAATACTGGAACACTTTCAGTCTGTGGAATTATGACAAAACGCTCAGTTCCAGAGTAAACTAAGGTTCTAGTACCCCCAGAAGTTAAACTTGTGTAAATATTATAACCTAAGCCGTCCGTATCTGTTGAACCAGCTATAACAACTTGAATAGCTTTTTCAATTGCAGTTAGCGTGAAGCTTTGCACTGCTGGGACGGGGTTATCAACTGTAAAAGTTAAGCTTGTTAAACTTTTAAAGCCAAAAGTATCCCTAGAAAACACTTTAAAGGTTATCTTTCTAGGATAAGCCCCAAAAATAGCAAGTATCTCACTATAAGGAAGTGTGATAGTTCCGCCTAAATTTGCTAAGGCGATAGTATTATATGTATTAATAAGCCCAACAGGAACTTCATCATATACTTCTACTACATAACCTACAAGCTTATCGACTACAGTTGCATTGCCTGTATTATAGTCCCAAGCTAGTTTTATTCTGTCAGATGTAACTGTTAAAGTAGCTGAACCAATGACTCTTGGATTTATTGGTGGTAGTAACGTACTTAAACCATTTAACTTGTATTCATAGATAAGAGTAACAGGAGCTGAGGCTATATTGGTAATACCATGTATTGCTCGGACAGATACAGTATATTTACCTGCTACAGGATTAAGAATATCATAAGAAGGTGACGTAATGTCCCTTATTTCATGAACAATTCCGTTGTCGTTAGACCAAATTAAGCTATAAGTATCTGACCGACCTACCACTGAGTTACCGTTCCAAGTAACTTGTAACTTGGTTATATTAGTAACACCATCCCAAGAAACATTAGGGACTACTTGAAGGCTAGTGACGGGACTTGTTGTGAAATCTGTGACGGAAGTAAGGTCTCCCGTTCTAACTGGTATAATTATACCAGCATCTATATACGCATACTTATCAATTGCATTAAGCATTTTGAATCCTTGGATAGCCTAGCTTTTGTAGTCGGGCATTGTAAGAGGCAAACTTTCCACTATGAATGATTATTGTATCTGTATGATAGATAAAATATAGTTTCTTTCCAACTAGCTTAAGTTCTAGGTGTTGCAAGGTTTGAAAGTGCTTATCATACCTAGGGTTATTTATATACTTCTTAAAATTTGCAGTGAAGCCACGAAAAGATAACGCTTTTTTTAAAGCTAGTTCTGATGTAGGGAACTCTTCAATAAACGCAGTTTCTTTCTGGAAAGTTTCTAAGAACTTAAACCAAGTTAAACTATTGGTTATCAATGAAACTTGTGCCATAGTCTTTTAAATACATTTCTTAATTTTCTACGTTCAATACATTCTATACATGGGAATTGTAGTTGAATAGTTTGAATCTTATGAAGACAAATTAATATGGCTATTAAAGTTATTATTTGTAAAGTATATTGTAACATTACTTATACCTACTAAATAGAGTTGTAACAAGTGCGCCTATAGTAGCAGTAACTAATACCATTAGTAAGTTCTTCAATGACGCTATTAATCTAAGTAAGTTTTGAATTTCTACCCTATCAACCTGATAAGCTGTCTTTAAAGTAGTAAGTTCTTCATCTAACTCATCTATTTCTTTGAGCTTTTCTTGTATGATTGCTAGTTTAGTCTCAGTAGAGTGCATATCCCAATCCCCTCTTTTAAATTAGTTGACATAGTAGCCTTTTTTGTGTAAAAATGCAACTTTAAAACTAGGTAATTTTTTGGAAAAAGGAAGTAAAAAAGTGGAAAAAGAACGTATTTTAGAGATTTTGGAAGAAACTGCTGATACTGCCATTCTTGCAGGACTTTTAAATACTTCTGCGGCTACTATATCTACAATTAGAAAGACTGGAGACCTTCCATCTGATATAAAATCATCTTATAGGGTTTGTATCTCACATTATTGTGCGGCTATGAAAAGGAAATCTGCTGGTAAAGCTTCTAATGCTATGGAAGCTAAGATGATGGGGGAAGCAAGGCTAACAGAAGTTAAGACAGAAGTTCAGTTGCTTGAGTTACAAGAGAAAAGAAAGACTCTTATAGATGTTAATGTTTTTACTGATGTATTTGAACAGACATTTTTTACACTTAATGCTGGGCTTATCTTGCTAAGCAAAAGGTATCCTGATGCGAGTAAGGATATTACAAAGTTAATGCAGACATTAGTTAAGTTAGGTGAAGAACTAGGCAATGAAGCTAACATAGAAGAAGCAACCTTCCGTGAAAGTTTCTTTGAAGAAAACGAAATTGATGCTAATGAAGGAACTGGTTTATCATCTTTTGGAGGTTCTAGTGATTATTAGGAATAAACTATGTTAATGACTTCCAAAATAGGTGCAACTTCTTTCTCAGAGAAAAGTGTACTTTCTAATCTTCTTCGTAGGTTCACCCCAATCGAAGACATCTCTACAAAAGCTTGGGCAGAAAGAGAAATCTTTATGTCGTCTGAGCAAACAGAGAAGACAGGTTACTATGATGTATCGGTAACTCCATACATGGAGTTCGTAATGGACTGTTGGGATGATTCTTCCGTTGAAGTTATAGTTTCAAAGAAATCCGCTCAGATTGGATGGAGCGCAACCATAAGTGCTTGCATAGCTAAGAGCCTTGCAGTTGATAAAGCTAAAGTTATGTTAGCCTTTCCACGGGCTAACTCTGGTATAACCTTCCACAAGTCTCAAATTAAACCACTTATTGAGAATACTTCTGCACTGCGTAGAAACTTAAAGCAAAGTCTTAACTCTTGTTCCTATAAGTTTATTCCTTTTGATGGTTGCGCTTTATACAACGTAAATAGTGGTACCGTTGGTGATATAAAATCCTCACCCGTTCCAATCTTAGTATCAGAAGAACCCGATGATGTTAAAGCTGACCTTAATGGGCAAGGAGATACCCTTGATATACTCCAACAACGTCAAAAGTCTTTTGATTATGGTAAGAAACTTGTATTCGGTGGTACTCCAACTAATAAGGATTTTAGTCAGGTTGACCGTGCCTATGAGAAAAGTAATCAACTTGTTTACTTAGTCCCATGCCATGAATGTGGCGAGTTTCACAAACTTAACTTTGATAATTTAAAGTCTGAAAGATGGGTTGATAATCATATTGATATAACCTTTGGAGCTTTTAACCCTGAGAAAAGTTGGTACGAATGTCCTGCTTGTTTAGCAGTTTGGACAGATGCAGACAGGGTTGCTAATATAAAAGAAGCTGTCAACCATCATTGGAAAGGTTGGCATCCTAATAATCCTTCTGAAACTCGTATCTATGGTTTTGCTTTTAATGAACTTATGTCACCATTTACTTCGTCATCTCATGTTGCACTAGCTAGAGCAAAACTAGAAGCTGAGAAAAGCTACGAAGATGGTCATGAAGGTATGATGAAATCATTCATTAACAACCGTAAGGGGGAGGCATATTCTGCTAAGAACCGTGGACTTGATGTTGAAGGATTAAAAGAAAGACGACTTTGTTACTCTGAAATGGTTGTACCTTTTGAAGGACTTGTCCTAACTTGCGGGGTAGACGTTCAATGGAATCGCTTTGCTATAATCGTAAGAGCTTGGGGAAGAAATGGCAATTCTTGGTTAGTTAATTGGACTGAGATATTCGGAGATGTTCTTGACTACTCTGACCCAGTTTGGACTAAACTTGAGGAGTTTTTAACACAAAAATTCCCACATGCTTCTTCTCCAGATAAGTTCTGCATGATACAAGGTGTTGCAATTGACTCTGGTGATGGTAATACTTGTGAACTTGTTTACCGTTTCGTAAGGCACATGGCAGAAGCAGGACATACAAGGGTCTTTGCTGTAAAAGGTGCGGGTGAGCTTAAGTATACTCCGTTGGAAATCTATAATGAACCAACAAAGATTGATAATTTTACAGATAGCAATGAAAGAAAGTCTGTAGCTGAAACTATGGGTGTTACAATTTTTACTATTGGAGCTTACCGCGCACATGAAGAGGTACTTCGTAGAATCAATTTAACAGGAACTCGTGACCGTTACTACCATCATGAAACTTCCTACGGTGGTTATGAAGAACAAATCTTCTCTTGTAGAAAAGAATACTCTGCCGATGGTGGTAGAGCTTCTTTTAAAAGAATCTCTGCAAGACATAAAGAAGCTATTGACTGTGAGAAGATGGCACTTTGGGTAAACTATGCACTAGGCATACGGCACTATACTAATATAGATTGGACTGCCATTGAGCATTATATCTATTCAACTAAGAACCTTTAACACTGGAGCTAACATGAATTACTTACTTGACCGTTTAAAAGAACCCTCTACTTGGGTAGGTTTAACAACAATAGCTACCGCATTTGGTATTAAAATATCACCAGAACAAGCACAGAGTATTATCTCAACTGGTTTACTATGTGCCGGCTTTATTGGTGTAATTACCAAAGATAAAGGAAACTAAGATGGCTAGAACAATCATTGAAATACAAACAGACATTACTAATGTTAATGCAGCTATAACAGCGTTACTTACGGGCAATAAACTACTTGAACTCCGTATCGGAAGTGGGGACTTTGCCAGAACCTATCGTTGGCAAGAACTTTCCTTAGAATCACTCTATTCAATGCGAACCTCCCTGTATGAAGAACTATCTACCGTAGAAGTAACAGCCCCTACCTTCGCGGTAGGTAAAACCGTTCCTATGTTCACTAGAAGATAAGATAATGGAAGAAGATAAAGACTTATATGAAATACCAATAAATGACCTTTACTTGCAGAAAGCTTACCAAGGTTCTGTTACCGACTATAAGAATGGCTTACGAGGTCTTAAGTCTGGTGAACCTGATACACTAGCTGCTAGGGAAATCCGTTTCCTACAAAGACGAAACCAAGATATTATCCGCAATAATGGTTATGGTCGTATTGCCCTTAATACTTTCAAAACCAAACTAGGCTGTTCAAAAGTTATCTGGAAAGACCGTAAGGGTAAAGAACATAAACTAATGCAAGACCTTTGGGATGAGTTTGCAGCAAAACCAACAATAGATGGGAGAGGTAACTATGCCACGTTTCAAGGTGAATCTAACGGTGCTTTGTACACTGATGGGGCTAGTTTTGTGCGCTTCTTGGTTGTTCGTTCTGGTAATAAAGCTAAAGTACCTTTAAAGTTACAGCCAATTATGGCAAGTCAACAAGCTTTAGAAGCTATACCAGTACAACCTTTAGTTAATACCGCTTATAAACATGGTATTGAGTTTGATATTAACGGAACACCCTTAAACTACTTATTCTATCGTAATAATCTTGAAGCCCAGATACAAATGAAGCAGGGTTTCACGCAGTATAACTTTGTAACTGTTCCAGCTAATGAGATTGTTCATACTTTTGAAAGAGAGTTTGTAGGACAGTGGATTGGAATACCTAAGTTGACAGCAGTTTTACTTGACCTGTACGCACTTGACGACCTTGTAGCTTCAACAGTATCTAAACAACAAGCTGCACAAGCTATTAGTATCATTGTTGAAAAGACTGGTAGTATTATACAACAGAATCCAGTTAATACCGCTATAGCAACAACTATTGGACAAGCTAACATTGATGGGCAGAAGAAAACAATCTTTAATACTAAAGCTAGTTCCGTTCAATATGCTGGAACTGGTGAGTCTGTTAAATGGTTTCAAGGCGGCGATATTGGAGGAAACTTACAAGTTCTAGTTGAGATGGAAGTAAGAAAGATTGCCGCTATCTCTGACATTATGTATCATGAGCTTACCCAAGATACAGGAAAGATGAACTATTCTGCTTTGCTAGGCTTACTTATTCAGTCTCGCAACCGTATAGAATACTTGTACAACTACTTGCTAATCCCATGCCGTGAACAAGTTATTGCTGATAAGTTCAAAGACTTTGCAATCTTGTACAATAAGAAAGTTAGCAACGCAGTTCCTTACTTCCAGTTACCAAGATGGCGTGGAGTTGATGAACTCAAAGATGCACAGGCTGACCTCTTGGAACTTCAAAATGGTATGACAACTATAACTTCTGTCTTAGCAGAACGTGGATTAACCCCTGATGACATCCTTGCAGATAAGGAAAACCGTGACCTTTTTGCTAAAGAACTTAACATAGAATATACTAATGCGGTAGCTAATCCTTCAATGACTACTTTGAAAAATACACAGGCAAATTCAGCTACTACTTCAAAATAACATTGACACTTTATTCTTTTAGGTGTAAAGTAGCTAAAAATAACAGGAATTTATCAAATGACAGACCATAGTAGATTGATAGAGAAAAGACTTGCTGGGGTTCCCCTGGCTATAAGTCAACAAAAGTTGGAGGTTATAACTTCTGAGGTAACTCTGCGTTTACTTGCTGGAGAGTCTTTGAATCTTTTTGAAGCTGTTGATAAGCCAAAACTTAGTAAGAATGGTAAAGCTATCGTTGAAGTGGCTGGTTCACTTGTAGCTAAAAATGGTTTCTTTGGTGGTTCAGGTAGTACCTCTTATGAAAGTATTGTTAATCAAACTAAGTCTTTCGTAGACTCTGGTGCTAAAGAAATCTTTTTCAATATTGATTCTGGTGGAGGTGAAGTTACTGGCTTATTTGCAACTTCGGACTATATAGCTTCACTAGAAGCTAAAGGGGTAAAGACAGTTGCACTTGTAGACGGTATGGCTTGTTCAGCTGCTTATGCACTAGCTTCTTCTTGTTCCGAAGTCTATGCAACAAGTTCTTCTGAACTTGGTAGTATAGCTGTTATAACATCGTTAGTTTCACAAGTAGAAGCTGATAAAACTCGTGGTTACGCCTATACAATCCTGCGAAGTAAAGATAAGAAAGCACTTGGCAATTCCCATGAAGCTATAACTCCAGAAACATTGGCATCAATAACAACCCGCCTTAGTGAGTTTGATGCAATCTTTAATTCCACTGTTAATAAGTACCGCCCACAAGTGTCTATAGACAACATTATATCTTGGGAAGGTAAAACCTTTCTAGCAGAGGAATCCCTATCTTTAGGACTTATTGATAAAATAATTCCTTCTGTACAAATGTTCTTAGATGAGCAAACAACTAAACCCCTTTCAAGAACTTCGCCTCTTGCTAAAGGAACTTCAATAAACTTAAGAGATAATAAGATGGAAGAAATTGCGCAATTGCAAGCTAAAATCATCCAATTACAGGAAGACAACCATAAGTTAAGTGCTGATAAGTCTTTAGCAGAAGCCGCAAGTAAACAAGCTGAACAAGCTCGTTGCTTAGGTATCCTCTCTGCTGCGGATACTTTCGGTATCAGTCTTTCTGCAATTACTAAACAAATTAGTGCTGGCTTTACACAAGACCAAGTTGTGGCTAACTTCGAAATGTTGAAAGAAGAAACTCAAAAGGCTTCTGCATTAGATACTTCAACTGTTGTTACTACGGCTCAGAATGTCTTAGAAAGTAATGTTAGTGCTACTATTAAAGACCAGTTAGTTGCTGCGGCTGAAAAAGCTAAAACAACTGCTAGTCATACCCGTAGAATAGGAGCATAATCATGGGTCAATTTGATACGCAACAAAATGGTGTAACTAGATACAGTGCTACTACTCCTAAAAGAAAGTTCTTTGGAGCAGAAGAAACTGTTCCTGCTGTTAAGACTATCAAACAAGGTCAGGTACTTAAAGCAGGTACTTTCTTAGAAAGTGATTCTGCTGGTAAGTTAATAGCACATGGTAGTATTGCAGAAAGTGCTTTAGTTACTTTTACAACTGCATTAACTAGCGGTCAGACACTTATTATTGCTGGCTTAACTTGGACGGCTGGGGGTTCTGGTACTACAGTTGCACAATTAGTAACTGCTTGGAAAGATATTGCCTCTGGCACAGGTTATGCTGCTTTATCTGCAAGAACAGGCGGTGGTACTTTCACTGCTGGTACTTTGACAGGTTATGCTACCGAAGCGGTTGATGCTAACACAGTTGTTTTCAATGCTGCTACAGCATTAGCTAATGCTACTGATGTTGCTGCTACGGGAACTGGAACTGCACCAACCATCACTATTACCGCTGGTACAGCAACTTTCAATAATATTGCTGGTGTAACTATGTATGATGTAGATGCGACTTCTGCCGATGTTGATGCTTCTGTCTATATTGAAGCTAACTTCTGGGCACAAGACGATGGTTATGACTTCTTACTTTGGGCAGTTGACCCAGCCGTAGATGTTATTACCTTAGCAGATAGCACAACAGTTGCTTGCACAGCCTATAACACAGGTTGTAAAGGTACTTCTAAAGCAGCACGTCTGCTTAAACAAAAGTTCGTTGAAGGTTCTGAGTTCTGTGAACTTGGCTTCTTTAATACTGGCGATAACTACGGAGCAGTATAACTATGGCTGATTCAATCTTTCTAACTCCTTATGAACAGGATAAAGTTCTTGAAGGTGTAATTCCTGCAAATAAGGTTAAACGAACTAACTGGTTACAGAGTTTGTTTGGTAATTTTGCCTTTACAAGTAATCAAACTATCAACCTTGATGAAGAGTTTGCAACAGGTAATCCCATGGGTCAACCTGCTGCTCCAAGAAGTAAACCTTCCCAGATTCAACTAGGTGAGTTTGCTACTCGTGAGTATCGATTTGCCTATACTAAAGAAGTTATCTCCTCTGATGACTTTGAACAAGTTAATCAACGTCAACTTGGGCAAGCATTTGGTACTGTTAATCCTATGGAAAACGACTTAATGCGTTTCCGTACTAAGTATGGCTTAGCCTTGGGTGCAATTGAGAACTTGTTTGAACTTACTTGTGCCAGTATCTTGAAGACTTGTAGTAATGTTGCTGAAAGTCCTTACTTTCCAAGAATGACTTGGGATTTTGGTAGAACTACGGCAATAACGGATACCGTTTACTTAAGTGGTGACTTTGGTGCAGTTGATTTAACTACCTTAGTTGGTAATGGCGGGACAGGTAAACGCGCTTGGGGTTCTACTGGTGGTACTAAAGCTATTAGTCCTTATAAAGACTTCTTAACTTGGGTAACTAACGCAAGAAATCTTGGTAAGAATCCAACTAAAGCACTGATGAGTTTCGATGTTTGGGATGCTATTCAATCAGACCTTAAAACAAACTACAAAGATGCCGCAGATTTAACAATCTTATCAAATGCTCGGATTGAACTCCAGATTATTCCTTTGTTGGAAAACTATCAAGATGTTACTTTCTTGGGAAGTATTCGAGTAGGTGCAACTCCTATTGATTGTTATAGTTATTCAGGTCAATACAATGACCGTTTAACTAGAGTTTCAACTAAGTATTACCCTGAAAGTGGTTATTTAACCTTAGTTCCTGACTCATCAATGTTATTAAAGCGTCAAGGTCGTATCTTGAATCGTAAAGCGGGTTATGAACCCATGGAAATCTTCCTATCTATCAAGGAAAGTGAGCGTGGCGACATCGAGCAAGAGATGGAATGCAGTTATTTCTTTGCTCCATTAGACCCTAATGCAGTTATTACTTATAAAGTAATGTAAGTTTTCTTGGGTACTCCAAACTGAGAAACCCTAGCCGATTGGGTTAAATCGGCAAACCTTTTTGGAGATTATTATGGCACAGAAAGTTACAATAAACTTCGACTTAAACAAAGCTATAAAAGATAGTCTTATTTCTTTAACTAAAAAAGTTAATGCTAAAGTAGTTAAAGAAATAACAACTAAGTATAATTATACTGATAAGAACTTCAAAGGTTTATGGATTAATGAAAGAAATCCTGTTAGTTATGCTAATGGGATTTTTAAAGGGAGAGTAGTTTATCAACATAAGTTTATACCATTAGGTTACTTTTCTTCGGATATGTTTGAAGGTAATATAAACTTCCCAAACAAAAGAACAGGAATTGTACAACGTGTTAGTGTAACTAGAAGTAAACGTACAATGGTTAAAGGTTTAGAACACAGAGGTGGGTTTACCCCTGTAAAGGGTAGTTTTAAAAGTCCTAAACCCTCAAAAGCTAGAAGCTTTCAAGGAAAACGTATCTATAACTTATTAGAAAGAAAGAGTTCTGCTAGAGATGCTAAACAAAGATTGTTGTTCGCACCTTCACCAGCACAACTAGCTGGAAAAACCTTCCGTATTAATGCAAATGTTAGAAGTTTTATAAACTCTGAAATCAACAAACTAAGTGCAACAGTAGCGAAGGTTCTTACATGATAGAAACAGCCGCCTTAATAATTCAAGCACTAGCTATGGGGGAGGAAGTTGACTTTTTAGAGAAAACTGTCCCAGCAATCCCAGACCCAATAATAATACCAACTTTTAAACTAAGATGTTTTGCTGGTAATACCATTCATAGAGTGTTATCATATGACTCTATATCGGATATTGAGAATCAAGACCTTGTGTTTCAATTCTCTTATAGCGATATTATTGTAAGGAATATTGAACTAGGGGATTTATTTAAGTATACCTTCCCAAATATAGTTACCTCAAATATTACATTAAAAATTATAACTATAATCCCAGACATGGAAGGTTGGTGTCGCTTACGTTGTTCAATAGAGGATTTAACTAATGGCTAAGTTATTCTACGATGAAAGTATCTTAATAGATTGGCTTAAAGCAAAGTTACCAACAAAGACTATTAAGTATTCAGAAGAGTATAACTCTATCTATAATGCTTACTTTGTTAGCACAACTGCTTTAACTAATCCAATCCTATACGTTGGTCACACTGATGATGGCGTTGGACAAGGTAATGATTTAGTTCGCTCTGATGGTTACTTGGAACTAGACTCTCCAACTATGTTACTATCAGAGATTCAAATACTTTGCAAAAGAGAAGACCTTTCAGAACTATTGTCTTCTGTTAAGGAAGCAATGCACGGATTTACACCCTTTAGAGGTGATGGAGATTATTCTTCTGCTGTCTATAGAGGTGCAACTAAAGTAGCCGCCAGTGGTAAGTTTGTCTGGTGGAGTTTATCTTATGGTGTCAATATGCCAAGAATCTCATTCGGAGGATAGTATGGCTATCGTAGTACGAGAAAAGAATAGCAGAGTTATTAGCTCTGTGAAAGAAGATGTTACACAAGAAGACTTTGTTAAACAAGTATTAGAGGAAAAAGGTATTGAAGCTTCTCCTTGTGGTGCAAAGAACTTAGAAGCCCTTAATACTATCAAAGGAAAAGACAATGACGGTAAAATTTAATACTAAAGCGAGAACCATCTATGCAGTAGCTAGAAAGGCTCAGGGGATTAAAGTAACTATCCCTGCAACTGAAACAATGGGTACAGTTACTACTACAGTAGGTTCTACTGCTGTAACTGGGACACTAACTACATTTTTAACCCAAGCAACAACAAATGCCTATCTATATACTGCAACTGGGTATGAAATTGGGCAGATTCAAACAATCAATAGTGATACAAGTATTACTTTGTACGCGCCCGTACCTGCTGTTCAAGTTGAAAACACCGCTGAAACTACTCCAGTAGCAACAGCTGTAACAGCCGTAACTTATGCCTTTGGACTTGGTAATGCCAATGCCATTGCTATCTTAGAACCAACAATCACAACTAATACAGAGACTAACTCAGTTGTTTACTCTGGTGATGAATTTGATAGAGATGAAGAAACTTGGGTTATTGACCAATTTGTTGACCTTGGTTTTACTACGTTTATGCCCGCTTTGGGCGAAGTAAGTAGAACAACTACTGCCTTAGATGGTACTAACACCATCAAACTTGAATTAGGTTCAACACATCGTGTTCTCGGTACAGGTACAACTTTCTTAACTACATTAGATATTGGTTCATTCCTATATACTTCTGCGGGTGTCTTTATCGGTATTGTTAAAGAAATCTGGAGTGATACCATTCTTGAATTAGCTTACCCTGCTGAGAACTTATCCAACAACGCAATAACTTACCAGTTTAATAACACCATAACCACAGTTGGTATCTCTGCTGTTAATATACCTGATGTCTTCCAAGCTGTTGGTTTAGGTATTGAACTAGGTTCTGGTTATGCTAAGTTTGCAAATAATCTTCCAAGTTCTGTTTACTTAGAAGTAGAAAGTCGCTTATCTTCTTCCGAATACCCAGCTAACTCTTACTTAGAGAAACGCTACTTACTGGGTGATGTTCGTGGTACTATTGATGTTGAGTTGACTGCTGTTGGTCAACGTGTTAGACTAATGCCTAAGCTACAAGGTAACTTATTAGCTATTGAAGATGTACAACGCCGCATCCCTAACTATGGAACTCAGAAGACTAAACCCGCTGAAACAGTTAATAGCAATACGTCTTTAGATGGTAATGTTAAATTGGTAGCCTTGCAACCACATTACCCAGTTGCTTATGTTACTTTCCCAACTAGTATTGCTAGTGCGGCAACTATTATTATCGCTGGATTAACATTCACTGCTAGTGCTACTGTAACTAAAGCAGAACTTATTGCTATCTGGTCTGGTATTCCAGTTGGTACTACCTCTGCGGCTGCTAACTTGTTAAAAGCAACAGAGTTATCTGGTAAAGGTACTTTTTCTGGAACAGCCTTAGTTGGTTATAGTACAACGTACTACCAAGATGCTTTAACCTATGTTAGATTTGTAGGTTCAACCATGACAGCGAGTCCCGCGAGTTTATTCATTGGTGGTACGGCGACTGCACAACCTGTAGTTGTTCCAGACCCTAAACTAGCTGCCGTTCGTCCTAACGCTTCAAATATCTGTATTGATAAACTAACAGCCCCTAATGCTAGTGGTTATGAGTTAGCTCGTTTCCGTATGACTTGTGAAGATGGTTGGAGTAGAAACTCCATAGCTTCTGACGTAACTATGGGTGTATTAGAAGATAGAGCTTTAGCTACCTACAATCCTTATGACTTCTTAGCGGTTCGTCATCTTGGTGTACTTAATTGGGGTTTTGGTGAAACAGGTCGTAATGTTGACTTAGAGTTCACTGCACTTATGTTGACTAAAACAACAGATGCTAGTATTGCTAACTTTAAATCTTTCGACTATAACTTAAGAAGTGTTGGGCATTTTGCTATAACACTTTGGTCTTAAGTTTCCTCACCTAACAGGGGAATTAAACCTCCCCTGTGTTTTTTGTATTAAATTTGGAGTATTTGTAATGACAAAGTTATACCTAAGTAATGTAAAACCTTATAAAGAGAAAGAAGTTAAACTATCGGAGGGTAAATCCGTAGTTGTAGGCTTCCGTTTGTACAAAGAAGAGGAACTAAAAGAATTTAATGAAGCTATTGCTAGTGAAGCATTAGCAGTTAATGTGCTTAAGGAACAATTAATTACCTTTGAAGCAGAAGGTAAAACAGAGGAAGAACTTAAAGTGTTCATGGAAGCTGCAGAGAAGCTAACATCGTTGGATAAAGAACTTACAGATAAGTTCATTGTTAAAGCTAAGGAAAGTATTATCTTCTTCAAAAATGTAACCTTAACAAGTATCAATGAAGAAACCTTTGAAGAAGTTGACTCAGTTATTGCTGATACTCGTAAAGGGGAAGCTAAGGAAGCTTTTGAATATATCCGAAGTAATATCTTTGCAACGAAAGAAGAAGAACTAGCCTTGCTTGAAGCCTTTAACGAAATCCGCAACATCGACTTCAAAGCAGAACAACTAAAAAACTTGTAAGCGCAGGAGAGAAGCTAGGTGAGTACACCTTGTTTTCTCAGAAAGATGTTAAAATCGAGAAAGCCAGAGAAGAAGAGGAAGCATTTTTCTCAGAGGTCTCTGGCTTTTCTTTTGCGCGTAAAGAAGAACGTGAGATAGTTATTGAACTGTGGGAAGATAATTTACCTATTTATGAAATCTTTTCAATTACCCGTTACTATACCGATGGATGGGGTAAAGTTGATAGTTTAATTATCATAGAAATGGCAAAAGAGAAAGGAATCTCAGTAAGCCTTGCATTAGATTACTTTATGTATATATATGGGTCTTATCAAAAGACTATAACTCCAAAGAAAGAAGTTGAGAAAGGGGAAGTGTGATGGCGGTTCAGACTATAGGTTTAGAGTTTCTAGTAAATGCTCAAAGCGGGATACAACAAGTACAGCTATTAGAAACTCATTTAAAAAATGTTGGTCTAATAGCTGATAAAATAAACTTTACTAAAGTGGGGCAGAATATAAAACTAGGCTTAGCTGCCTCTGGGGAGGATATTGATAAACTTAAAAAACAACTAGAAGAAGTTGTTAGACTTATGAGCCTTCCAGTTGATAAAACAAAGTATTCTACTAATCCATTCAAGGATATGGTAAGGGATATAAAAACGTATCAACAAGAGCTTCAAAGTGCTTCTAATAGTAAACTAGCCTTACTCGAAGCTGGTTATATTAGAGCGAAGGCTATCCGTGATAAAGGTGAAAGCTCTATACAAGCCCAACAAGCTAAAATATCAGAACAAAGGATTAAACTTGAACAAGAAACACAGGCAAAACTTTTAAGGATTCAGGAGTTGTCTGCTAAAGGTTTGAGCCTACCTAGGGCAGAAAAACTAAGTAGTGGCGTTATCCAGCATTACCACGATACTACAGATGCCTTAAACAAGCAAACATCGGCACTAGAAAAAACAAAGTCTGCCCATATGAACCTAACATCGTTCATTGGTACTTCCATGATTATCTGGAGAAGTTATAATTTTGTACTTGGGCAGACAACTTCGTTGTTGCAAGCTATTCCTAAAGTTGGGATGGAGCTTGACTCGACTGTATCTGTTCTTAAGGCAACTATGGGGGGTAGTGCGGGAGCTGCCGCAGGTCTTAAGGCACTAGATGAAGAAGCAGGTAGAACTGGTATTAACATAATTGCACTACGGGAAAACTGGAGAACTTTCTCAGCTAGTACAGTAGTAGCTGGCGAAACTATGGATACTGCTTGGAAGATGTTTTCCAATGTTAATACAGTTGTAACAGCTTTGCATTATAGTGGCGATAAAGCTACCCATATCTTCATGGCACTTAGCCAGATGTTTAACAAAAGCAAAGTGCAAAGTGAGGAGTTGGTTAAACAGTTAGGTAACTTACTACCAGCGGCTTATGGTATGTTTGCTAAGTCTATGGGGAAAACAACCTCTGAATTAGCTATTCAAATGAAAAAAGGTCTAGTATTTGCACATGATACTTTACCTAAGTTCCTTGCTGACTATGAGGAAATGTTTAAAATATCCTTTGCCAATGCTAGTAAAAGTCTTAATGCAGAAGTTGGCAGGATGCAAAACGAGTTTATTAAACTTGGGGAAGCTATTTATAAAGTTACCGAAGAAGATATGGTATCTGTTGTTAGAAGACTTAAGGAGTTTGCTCAAGCACTAGGGGAGAATCCAGAGGCTATTAAGAACCTTATAGACCATATAAAGACTCTAGGTGAAGCCTTACTTATCTTAGCTGCCGCTCCTATTGCTACTAAGTTAATAAACTTCATAAAGTTCCTAAAAGCTAATCCAGTTTCTTTAGCTATAATTGGAATTGCCACAGCACTTGTCACACTAAAGGATAAACTAGATGCAATAGAAACTACTAAGTTCAGGAATCTTTCAGAAGAAGTAGCTAACTTCACTAAAAAAGCAGAAGATATTAAACCTATATCTATAAAAATAAATATAGATGAAGATGAGAATGTTAAGAAAGCTAGTCAGTTATTAAAGGATGTTCAAAAAGAGTTAAGAGATACCAGCTTAGGATTTAATGATACTATTGAGAAAGTATCAACTGCTATTAACCTTTTTAATACCCTAACACTTAATAGTGCTGCTAGTTTTGCAAGGATGTCGAAGAATCTTATAGAAGGTAAAGACCTTCTTGCGGCTAATACATTACCATATGAACAAATGCAATTAAAAGGAAAGAAATCAGCAGAAACTCCTTATCTTATTCCAGAGAAAGCCTTCCAATTTAACAACGGTAAGGATGATAAAGAAGGTTCTTCTCTTAAAGAGACTGGTTTTAAAGTCTTTGTAGATAAAAAGCAATTTGAGATTTATAAAAGGGAGCTATTAGCAATAGAAGAACAAGCAAAGAAGAATGAAGCCAAAGCTAGACAAGAAGCTATTATAAGTGATAAAGGTTTCACTACAGAAAGACTTGTCTTAAAAGAAGCTGAACTTGATAAGATTTCTAAGATGGAATTAGGAGCTATTAAGGGTGACAAAGAACGGGCAGTAGCAGAAGAGAAACTTCGCTTTGAAGAACAGCTCAGAACTATGGAAGGGTATCATACTAAAGAAAACGACCTTATTCTAGCTCAAAGAAAGAAACTTTATGCGGCTAAGAACTCTAATCTAGTTGGAGAAGAAAAAGATAAAGCTATAAAAGCTGCTACCGAGTCACTTGCACAGCATGAAGCCGATATAAAAGAGTACCAAACAAATGTAGAAACAGCTACAAAAGAACATAATAATAAACTTGATAAGATAAACCAACAATATACTAAGAAAGATGAGGAACTAGCAAAGAAACAAGTTGAGCTAGCTAAGAAGACTGCGGAAGAACTTAAAACAATTCAAGAAACAGCTACTAAAGATAAAATCCGTGAGATAGAGAAACAAATAACAGCTTTAGAAGAAACTAAACCTGACTTAGCTATTTCCTCTTTCTATGACCAACAAATAAAATATCTTGAACAAGAGATAGCTTTAAAGAAAGAAAGTTTAAAAGTTACACAGGATACAAATGCTGAACTTATTAAAACCATTTCTGTTAATCAAACTCCTAAAGATGTTAATAGTTTAATTGCGGCAATACGCGGTGGAGAAGCTAGAAGTGGTGCTAAGTCTTACGACTTATACCCAACAGGTATTAAAGGTAAGGGAGGTAAACCAGCTTCAACTGCTAAAGGTGATATGCAGGTTCTTGATGCAACTTATCAAGAAATGCTTTCTAAACACCCAGAAGTTAAGGAAGCCTCTTTAGAAAGTGCTGGTAAAGCTAGGGTTCTTGCAGGGGAATACTTACTTAAAGACTTACTAGCTTACTATAAGGATGCTGATATAGCTGCCGCTGCTTACTTTTCTGGTACGGGTATGGGTACTGGAACTAAAGTACCAGTCAATGCTGCTTTTAGTAAAGCTGGAGTTAAGATTGGTACAGAAGACCCTGCTGAACTAGCAAAGGTTGTATCAATACTTAAATCTGACACTTCTAATAGAAATGGTCAAAGTATTGCTGGGTATTTAAAAACCTTTGATAAACATTATGGGAACTTAGATAGTAGTTCTCTATCTGCTGAAACTACAGCTTTGAAAGACAATAGTGCAACTCTTGAAGAGATAGCACAAATTGAAGAAAGAATCTCTAAGCTTAAGGTAACTCAAAAGAAGGAATACAAGAGTGTTTTTGAGCAAATAGCAGGTATTCATGCAGAATATAAACTATTCACAGGGGAAATTGAACAAGGTGTTGAAGAAAAGTCTGCTGTTAAGTATAAAGACCTTCTTAAGTCTATTAACTTAGAGTTAGAAACTGCTAATAAGACAGAAGCAGAACGTAATGAGTTACTGAAAGCTAGAAATGAAATAGAAACTATTGGGGCTATTCAAGCTCAGAAGTTTGCTTCTGCTAAAGCTATGAAATCCTTAGACAGAGAAGGAAAATCCATAGATAAGCAACTTGCTACTATAACTCAAATGGAAAGACTTAACTTAATAGACCCTATCTCTGCTATGATGCAAAGAAGTGACTTAAGTTCTAGTTCTTTAATACCTAATGAGAAGAAGAAGTTAGCTGAACTTCAAGGTCGTGATATGAAACTCATGACTCCAGAGGAGAAAGATGCTAACATAGCAGCTATTGAAGAGATTCAAAGTAAACTATTAGAACTATCCGCAACAGCTAATGAAAGTTTTACCTTTACAGCTAATATGGTTAGTAGTGCTTTTGATACAACATTCAGAGGCATCCTTGATGGAACTATAAAAGGAAAAGACGCTTTTAAGGAGTTTGGAAAAAGCATACTTAAAACTATGCAAGAATTAGTATTGCAAGCTATTAAGAGTCAGATAGTTGGATTAATCCTTAAGGGGGCTGGCGCAATCAGTGGTAGTTTAATGGGAGGAAGTGCCGGTGCTAATCCTACTGGTACTTTTGCAACTAATGGTATTCCATATAAGAACTCCAATGGTAATGTTATACCTTTCTCCAGAGGAGGTATCCCAGACATAGGTAACAAGTTCCAAACCTTCCAAATGGCTAACGGGGCAGCAGGTTCTCTTCGGGAACAAGGTAAATATGAAGCAATTATGCCACTAAAGAGAACTGCAAATGGAGAACTAGGTATTATAGCTGGGGGAGGTGTTGCATCTAATGACCAAAGACAGTATAATATCAATGTAAATGTTGCTGGAGGTGCTGATGAAACTAATGCTAGTGACATTGGGCATAAGATAGCTATAGCGACTATGGAAAAGATTGCTGATACTAGAATAGCTAATGCTTCTCGAATCGGTAACTCTCAAAACAGAACAACAGCCTTTGGTGGTAGATAATAATGGCAACTCCCTTCCCTTTTCCAAATAAAATAACTATAGATGTTCAGAATAACCTAACAGTTAATGAAGTTAAGGCTTCTTTTGGTGATGGTTATGAACAAGTAGGTGGGAAGGGAGTTAAACCAGTCCTTAACTCCGTAAGTATAACCATTGTTCCCTTAACAAAAGTTGAAATGCTTAGTTTTGAAGTCTTCTTAACAACTGTAGGTACTTGGGGAATTATCTCCCTAATACCACCATTTGAAACTACAGAAGTCCTTTATAAGATAAAAGGAACAGTTAAAAAGACTCAAGTAGCTAAAGAACTTTGGCAGTTTTCACTAACCTTATTGGAAGTTTAAATGACTATACTAACCTTACCGTTCCCAGATAAACTTTCTAGGGAAAGCTCTCATGAAATTAACTTCACAACAGTTACAGCTAAGTTCGGCGACACTTATGAAGAGATAGCCCCTATTGGTCTTAATAATGTTTTTAAAACTTTCCAAATAACTTGGTTGAATTTATCTAGGACAGAGAAAGATACCTTAAAAACGGCATTAGTTCTGGGAGGCTCTTGGCAAATCTTTGGCTATCAGCCTTGTAATGAACTTAGTAGTTATAATACTAGACTTGATAAAGATTCTGTTTCTATCAAGGCAATTGGTAATGACCTATTTGAAATAACTGCTAAACTTAAACAAGTATTCAATGGAGTGTAAGATGATTAAAATAAAGTGTAGTTTGTATTTGTTAAGTTTACTATTTATGGCTATGGTAGTGGCTATTAGTCTTATATTATGGATGGTCTTAAATGGAGGTTACCATGCCTTTAAATAATACAGTTCATCAAAGTACAGTCAGTTCTTATATAACTCTAATAAAGCTAGATTGTACTAACATAGCTGAAATAAATCAAATATTCTACATAAGCCCCTCTGGTACTGAGTCAACTACTATTGAGTTTAATGGACACACTTATACACCTTTCCCAGCCCAGATAACAGGGGAAGGGGCTTCTGCTTCTGATGCCCCTAAGCGACCTCAGTTAAGTCTATCTAATATTAATAACCTTTTTGGAAACTTAGCCTTTAACTATAGTGACCTTGTAGGTTGTAAAGTTACTCACATCATAACCTTCTCAGAATATCTTGGAATTGGTAGTTCTATTAGCAAAGCTCCAGCTAAGTATGTTATTAGAAAGAAGTTATCGCATGATATAGCTACACTTTCGTTTGAACTTGGAACTGTTATGGATAAGGAAAGGGCATACTTACCTAGAACTGTTATGCTTAAAACAGAGACTACTGCGCCACATACTTTGTATTGTCCAGCACTAGGTCTTAATAAGGTGATTAAACAATGATAATATTATCAGAGTTACAAACAGAGTTAATAAAAGAAGCGGCTTTGCTTTCTTATCCAGAAGAAATGTGTGGTGTACTACTTAAAGAGAGTTTTACTCCTGTTAAGAACATTGCAGAAGAACCAGCTAAAGCCTTTAGGATGCACCCGTTGGAGTTAGCTAAGATTTGCCAAAGTGAATCTGCGATAGCTATAGTTCATTCACATTGTAGGAATATCCGAACTCCAGAAGTCTTTGATACCAGAACACCAAGTCTTGCAGATATGGAAGGACAGAAAGCTAGTAAAATTCCTTGGTTAATCGTTGCTACAGAAGGACAAACAGTAACGCCTCCGTTAGAAATACCAAGAATAAAGAATAATAGCTATATTGGTAGACAATTTATCTGGTTTATTAATGATTGTTACACTCTTGTACAGGATTTTTATAAGTTTGAACTAGGTATTTACCTTCCCAATCATACACCAGATAGAGACTTTAAAGAACTTAGATTCTTTAGTAATCTTTTTGATAACTTCTTAACTACTTATGGCTTTGAGGAACTTCCTGTTAAAGGAACTGAACTTAAAAAAGGAGACATTTTACTTATTAATAACCTTGGTGGTGTTAGGAATCATCTTGCAATATTTGATGGTAAAGACTTATTGCATCAAGATATGCTTTCAGTTAAAGTTCCTGTTTCCACTTTTGCGGGTAGAACGGCGGCTATACTTCGTTATAGGGGTTAATATGAAACTTCTTGTAATGAAAAGTCTAGAAGATGTTGAATGTTTTGATTGTCCTTATGATGAGTATAGAAGTATCTTTAATTGGCTAGTTATGGAGAAGGGTAGGGCTTGGGTTAATAGTATATACTCTGAAAGTATGCTTTATATGTTATGTAATACAGAAACAGAAGCTACTTTAGTGTTGGAGGAGAAAGCCCATTACTTTGATAACCCTGAGTATGACTTATTCATGATTATTAAACCAATTGAGGGGGAAGGTAATGTTGGGCAGATACTTATCCTTGTTGCTCAAGTTATTGTAACTGCTGTAGCGGCTTACTTTTCTTTTGGGGCAACTTTAGCAGTTCAAGCTGCTATTATGGCTGCTTCATTAGCAGTTAATGCAGGTCTTTCCTATCTATCATATAAACTAGCCC